AAGAACTAAATCGTGAGTGTTACCAAGAAGAGAATCTAAGGACTTTACTACACCAGCTTCCGTAGATAATTGAGTCCAGATTTGCATCCAATCACCATATTGACGATCAATACGTTGACCACCAATTTCAAGTTCAATTTGTTTGATTAATCTGTGACCAATGTAATTTACCCAACGGAAAGCAGAGCAATCAGCGGTTCCGGACTTAAGAGTATTAGTTCCACCTACTTCTACTTGAGGAAGAACTACAGCAAGGTAGGTCTTGTACATTAAATCAGCATTACGATTAATTACTGCAGTTACACGCTTGCCGAAATCAGCTTGACCGTTGAAAGTTACTTCAATAGATTCCATGGCAAAGTTAGTGTGACGTTTATAGAGAATTTTCCAGAAAGTAATCTGGGGATTACCGGAAATGTAGATGTCTTGTGCACCATAAGATACAAGTTGCATTAAACCCAAGAATCCCAAGGAGTAGAGTTGCCTCTACTCCTTGTATCAAGCTCTCTTCTTAACATGGATGACAACATGTTAAAATTCCTCTTGATAGTCTCTTTTCAGAGTGGACGGACTATATTTTAAGCTTTCGCCCACCGACATTTAGTCTCTGAACTGCATTCACAAGGAAAAATTCCTCAAGAACTTGGCTGCGGATTGTCCCTATTTACAACATTATTACCATACCCAACAAGTTTCCCTGTGGTGTCCGAATATGCTCTTTCGAGGATAGGACGGTAGTTGTAACCTAGCAGGAGTTTCCCGCAATTTGACGGTGTTGCCCCGAAGTGTCATCGGACTAGCAATGTATTTAGACATTACTCTTGGTAGCAGTTATTTTACCACCCATGTTGTTATACTACTATGCGAGATTATTTTTTTGTCCTTCTTCAACGAGCTCGTCTCTCTTTATAATGACAAAATAAAAATTTTAGATTATAACAAAAATTGTATTATTTATAATCTAAAATAGGTAGTATATATGTAAATGAATCCGATTCTTATAATTTTTTTGCGTTCAATGGTTATTTTTGTAAGTCTAGTTTGGGGGTTTAACTGGGCATTAAAAGATGCATATTGGGTAGCAATTTTCCATGATTCTATATCTTTACTTACCCTGTAGAACCAAAGCCACCAGAACCACGATTATCTGGAGCCTTAGGAAGATCATCTAGAGAATCTACCAAAATAATATTTTCCCATGGAAGACAAGAATGTTGACATAGTTGAAATAAACGAGTTTTTTCTGTAATTTCATAATTTTCAGTAAAATACATAACATCCGCTTTAGCTTTTACTTCACCACGATATCCTGCATCAATAAGACCAATAGAATTAGCTAGACGAAACGGAGTTGAAGAAATAGATGAACGTGGAAGAAGAATGCACGGAAGAGGATTTCCATGAGAATCTGTGGCAGCAATATAAACTTCAAAATTAAATGTAAGTTGTTCTACTGCATTTAATACTCTTGGAGCCATAGGAATGTCAAATCCTGAATCAGTAAAACGATGTTTCAGAATTTGTTCATATAGCATAACTTTGATTTGAGGATTAGGAGTATAAATATGTAGCATTTATTATTTAAAAGTTAATTACATTAAAGTCTTTTGTTGATAAATTAATACTATTGAAAAAGCAGCTAAAATATGTGTAGCAATTAGTAATGAAGATTCTAATAGTTGTAATCTACCTAAAAGGAATTCAGCAATAACACTAATAGGTGTAAAATGTCCATGTAATTCAGAAGATCTTGCAATATATAAAACAGCAGTATGTGCAAGACCAACTAAGATAGGATTTTCATGAGAAAAAACTAGAACGTAACATATAACTAATGACCCCATATATTCTAATAAATATTCATTCATTTACTTAAAGAAAGTTATTTAAACTTCGTTTCATAAACGTTTCTCTATCTTGATTAAAATACTTTTCATTCTCAAGATATAAATTATCTGATCCTGTTTTAGTTATTATAGGATGAACATGTCTAATAATAACTGTATCAAAATAAATTTGTCGGCGTAAATTATTAGCAACTATAGTAAATTCATTATCACACCAAAGAGATTTATATTCCGGATGATAAATGTATCCAAACCGTTCATAATATTTTTTTCCAAGAATACATAAAGTATTTAAATTATGTTTTTGAAATCCATCATTAAACCATAGAACACCATCTGTATCCGGAAAATGTTCAGACATTTTTTCTCTTAAAATATAATCATAACCAGGATATTCAGGAATCATATCATCAGAAGCTAGTAATAAAATATCATATTCACCTGCATATTCCATATCACGATTTACTGCTCCAATTTTTCCAAGAGATTCTCCAATACAAATTGTTGTTGCAGGATGAATTTTCATTAATTTATCAAAAAGTTCTGTAGTAGCAGTTTGATCATCTGAATCTAAAGAAATAATAGTTTTAATTTTTTCTGGACTTTTAGCTAAAGAAATATATGTTTCATATGCATGTAAAAGTTTTTCTGGTCTTGATCTTGAAGGAAATTTTATAAGAAGCATTTACTTATTTTTAAGTAAGAATAAGTAAATGATTGCATCTCGTTCATTTCTTTTTATGTGCGATCATCATATAGAAAATCCTGAATCTGAATCGCGTAGAATTCCTACAACATTTCCAACAAAAGAAGGAGAAACTATTTATATTCATCCGACTGCTTTGAGAAATTTTTTACAGAATTATTTACCTCATATAAAATTTCCTTTTATTTTACTTTCAGGAGATTCAGATACTACAGTTCCTCAAGATGTTCGTCAAGAAGCTTTAATAATTCTAGAAAATCCTTTACTAATAAAGTGGTATTCACAAAATTGCACTGAACCTTCTGATAAATTAAAGCAATTGCCTATTGGATTATATTTTCATGTGATATTTAATCCAACACAAGGTTGGTCTCCTTTACAAAAAAATATACAATATTATGAAAATTTACTAAATAACTTAAAAATTAAAAAAACAATTAAAAAAAATAAATGTTTTTCAAATTTTCATTTTCTTCTTAATACACGTTATGCACAAGATAGAATTGATGCAATCAAATCAATTCCTACAAATTTAATTGATTATCAAACGATAAAAATCTCGTCTGAAGAAACATGGGAATTAATGAGTTCATATAAATATGTTATTTCTCCACATGGTAATGGCTTAGATTGTCATAGAACATGGGAAGCTATTTGTCTTGGATGTATCCCAATTGTAAAAACATCTCCATTAGATTCTTTATTTAAAAGACTACCTGTATTAATTGTTCAAAATTGGTCAGATGTAACACAAAACCTTCTAGATACTTTTCAACCAGATTATTCCGAAATAGAAAAACTTAATTTAGATTATTGGTTTAAAAGGTTTAAGGAATAAGTAAATTATCTTCAGAATTATTAAATTTTCTTATAATTTCAGTATATCCTAATTCATTTAGACAAAAATTTGAAATGTCAAATGTGGAATATTGAGAATATTCAGGATAACTTCTACAAACATTTTGATGTAATTGTGGTCCAGCTCCTAATGTTTTGTCTTCATATAAAATTACTGGCCGGTTTTTGCGCACAACTTCTTGTGCTCCATAAAATAAAAATGGTTCAGAGCCTTGTGCATCACAATGAATAAATCCAATATTATCTAATTCAGAATATTCATCCAATTTATAACAATTAATTTGTTCACCATTTTTTCCAACTGTAAGGCCACCATAATTAACTGCCATATTTCTTTGAGTTAAAAAATTTAGAGGTAAATTTGCATTTGGACCATCAACTGGTGTAGAATTCATATTCATTTTTCCAGTATAACAAAAAGCACTTCCATGAATAGCTTTTACAATTTTTTCTAAATTATTATGTATGATATTTTTTTGAAGATATGAGAACATTTTTGTTTGTGGTTCAAATACCCAATATTTACAATCTTTATTTAAAAAAGAAGCATATACTACTGTAGATGTTCCAACATGTCCACCAATTTCTAGAATATTCTTATTTTTTGGAATATATTGTTCTAATTTTAATAAAGTATCAATATCCCAATAACTTCTTTCTTTAAAAGGCATTGAAATATATACTTCATTTGAAGGCATTTCAATAGTTCCCCATTCTGTTTTAAACAGATTTGACATTTACATTTAAAAACTTAATATATATAAATGATTATTGCGGGATGTGCACGAAATATTTCTCAATTTTGGGAATCAACTGAAAAATCTCTTCAAATTATATTTGATTCTTTACCCACATATAAATGTTTCATTATTGAATCTAATTCTCAAGATAATACCTTAGATCTTCTTCAAAAATGGGCTGCAAAAGATTCTCGTAGAACTGTTGTATCTTTAGGCAATTTAACAGAACCTTTAAGACCAAAAAGAATTGGTATTTGTCGTAATAAATATATGGAATTAGCTGAACCTTATTTTTCTGAATTTTCTGAAATGATAATGTTAGATTTAGATGATGCTTTAGGAATTGAAGATAATTTTAAAGAACAATTAGCTAGTTGTTTTTCTAGAAATGATTGGAATGCTTTAGGATCTAATCGTCGTGGAAAATATTATGATATTTGGGCTTTACGTTCAAAAGTTCTTGGTATTACATATGATTGTTGGGAAATGGCTGCTAAACATAAAACAAATTTAATTTTAAATCATGATGGATTTAGGTATACTGATCAAAGGCAAAAATATGTTTACGATCATCAAAAAGTGTATCCTGAAACTATGCCATGGATTTTAGTTGAATCTGCATTTGGTGGTCTTGCAATATATAAAACAGCTTCTATAAAAGGACGTAGATATATTGGAGATACATGTGAACATGTTTCATTTAATCAAGGATTGCGAATGTATATTAATCCACGTTTAATTTCAGGAGGTGAAAGTGCAGAACATACATAAATGGATTATGCTGAACATATTCAACGATCTTTCGATCTTGCGCAAAAAGATAAATCAAAATGTTCTTCTGAAATCTTATCTATGCAAGGAATGTCAGGAAGTAGAACAAGACATTTTTATAATAATATTTTAAATATTCCAGATGCAAGATATTTGGAAATTGGAACATGGAAAGGTTCATCTGTATGTTCAGCAATGTATGGAAATAATGCTAAAGTTATATGTATTGATAATTGGGCAGAATTTAATGGACCAAAACAAGAATTTCTACAAAATTTTGAAAAATTTAAAGGACAAAACAATGCTTCATTTATTGAACAAGATTGTTTTACCGTAGACGTTTCTAAACTTCCAAAATTTAATATTTATTTATATGATGGTGATCATAAAGAAATTTGTCATTATAAAGCTTTAACTCATTATATTGATTGTTTGGATGAAAAATTTATTTTTATTGTAGATGATTGGAATTGGAAATGCGTTAGAGATGGAACTCTGAATGCAATTAAAGATTTAGGTTTAAAAACACTTTTTTGGTTAGAAAATAAAACTACTTCTAATAATAATCATCCTCTTCTTGGTTCTCCAATACAATTATTATGGCATAATGGAATTTGTGTATTCGTATTAGAGAAAACTAATACAGTTCCAATCTGAAAATGAAAAAATATCACCATGCCATTTTTTCATAGCTTCAAATGATGGATAATATATATTTGAATAGAATCCTAAATATCCTAAACTAGCAGAAAATGAACCATGTGATAAAATAATGTGTTTACAAGTTGATCCAAAATGTAACGTTTTAACTTCATTTGAAAAATAAAAGTTTGAATTTGGAATTTCCATTAATTGTTTTATTATTTGATGATCTGGTGAATCTGATGTCACATACAATGTATCATATTTAATATTTTCTAATGCTTTTAGATAATATTGTATTCCAGGATTATAATGGGGAATATCACCTAATCTTACATGTATAAAACAATCGTTATTTGTTTGATATCTCAGTTTAAATTCATTCTGCTGAATAATTAAATGTTTAATTGAATGCAAATAATTGTATACAAATTGTGATATTTCTCTCGTTTGAAAATAAATATCTTTATGCTCAAATAAAATATTCTGTTCTACCTTAGAATTCATCAATTCCAAAATATTTTCATCATTCAATAGTAGAGTTTCATCATATTTTTGCGTTCCAACAAATAAGGGTATACCTAATTCAATAAGTTGGTTTGAATAAGAATATTCATAAAATAAGTTATTTTTTTTACACAATTCACTTACTACAACATTACGAAATAAATGATTACATAATCTACCATCAACTTCAAAAGAATTTGCTGGTGGATGTTTAGGTTTAGGTATTCTCACATAAAGAGCATCACCCCATCCTTCTGATGTCATTTCTAATTCAATTCTGTTTAGGCCGTGTTTTTCTAAAAGAGTATCAATTTCATGCAATTGTCCACATTGTTTATAGACTTCTTCCGTATTAACTTCTGTATAAATAGCATCTGCATATTGAAGTAATTCTTGAGATCCTTTTAAAACTTGTAGTTCTACACCTTGAATATCAAAATTCCAAAAATTATATTGTTTAGGATTTAAATTATTGCGTAAAAAAAAGTTCGATAGAGTCTGTGTTTGAATTTCTCTTTTTTCAATAACTTTACACCATCCGTAATTTGTTGCATGTGTTCCAAATTCCAATATACTTGAAGATTGACCATTATTTGTTACATTAAATGTAGTGGTTCTTTCAGTTTCATCTAATACAGCAGTATAACAATTTGGAATACCTTTCAATTTATTTTTTTGTATTAGTTGGTCATTTGCGTCTACCCATATAATATTGGAATCTTCAATATTTAAAACTGTATTATATGCATGTTTTTCTTCACATTCATGTGCACCAACATGAAGAATTCCAGTAATTTTTTTTTTCATTAAAGATTTAACTTTTTCAATATCAATTAGCATTTATAGATATAATAATGTTTCCATATAAATCCCAATAATAATTATTAAATTTTAAAGAATACACCAAATCATCCCCCAATCTTGTTTTAGTTTTGTAAGTCTAAGTTTTGCTATAAGTTCTTCTTTGTTATATTCATATGTATGTGGACGATAAGTATAATTATCTTGATTTTGAATATGAAATTTTTGATATCCTAGTTTTTCAAGATGATTTATAGCATCAAATGTTTTTTCATTCCATTCAGATGCCCATTCAAAACATATAGTTTTTGCAGGCTGAGTTAATGATTTTAAAACAATATTTTCTGCACCTTCAACATCTACTTTTAAAATATCTGGAACACCGTAATCCAAAATTAATTTGTCAATAGTTATAGTTGGAACTTGAATTTTTTTATAAGAATATTGATTAAAAAATCTTGATGTAGGATCATTTAACCAAGATTCATCTAGAGTTGAAATAACACTTGTAGAACATTCACAGAAAGTTTCTGTATTGTTTGTAGATGATGTTACAGCATAATGTAAGGTAACAATATTTTTTGAACTAATGTTTTTCGTTAATGCTTGAAATGTTGTTGGAGATGCTTCTACAGAAATAATTTTTGTTTCAGGTGTATAATTATGTAATGCCCACATTCCAATATTAGCACCAATATCAAATAATAACATTTTATATTACATTAATATTACATTAACCAAATACTAGACGAGGCACAATATGCATAGCTTCTAATTCTTGTGTCCACAATTTCATAGCATAAGGAATAGTTTTCATTTCAAATTCAGTTTGAACTCCACAAGTTCCACATTCATATAGTGAAGCTTCTCTATTAACTACAGCCAAAACACCACAATTTTTACAAAATCCTGTACTAAATGGGTCACTCACATCCATCAATCTTTCTTTTGTAAACATTGCTGTGCCGTGCGACAACATACAATCGCGTTCCATTTCTCCTACACGAAGTCCACCATCTCTAGCTCTACCTTCACAAGGTTGACGAGTTAGAGAAACAATAGGACCACGAGATCTTGAATGAGTTTTATCACGAACCATATGTTTCAATCTTTGATAGAATGTAGGTCCCATAAAGATTTCAGCTTCCATCATTTCACCGG